TGTAACTTATTATGATAGTATAAGAAGTCCCAATAGTATATTTCATTTGATTAAATCTTATGCTGAACATCCAAGTAATGGGAAGTATACTTATAAAACTATCTCTTGGCAGAATGAAGATAAAACTTACACTCCAAGAGAAGTTAGAGATAAGTATATACCAGCAAGACCAAATGAATATGTTATTATTCTTGTAGATCACATAAGTTTATTACAAACAAGTACCGGAGAAACCTTACATCAGACAATAAATAGATTCAGTAATGAATATTGTCTTGAGATGCGTGATAAATGGAAATATATACCAACCATTGTTCAACAGCAGTCAGCAGATTCATCACGAGCACAGTTTAATTATCGTGGTGATACTATTATAGATAAGATTAAACCAGACTCAGAAGGATTATCTGATAGTAAATATACTGCAAGAGATGTTGATCTAATGATCAGTTTATTTTATCCAAAAAGATATAATATACCAAATCATGAAGGAGTTGACTTAAATAGAATAGGAGATAGTCATAGGGAGTTTATGATTAATTTAAATCGGAATGGTATTAGTAATGCCAGTATTCAGTTGTTATTTTTAGGATCAAGCTCGTATTTTGAAGAACTCCCCAGAGAATTAAGTGAGTTTGATTATTTGAGGTATGAAGATATTATTAAAAAACAGATTTAATGAATAGTACAATTGTAGGTGTGATTGGCCCATCTGGAAGTGGAAAAAGTACATCATTTTTTCCAGAGGAGGAGTTGGGCATTGTAGGATTAAATCCTAAAGAAACTTTTGTTATTAACGTAGCAGGAAAACCATTTCCCTTTAAAGGTTGGAGAAAAGCATATATTCCAATGAATGCTGAAAATCCACAGGGGAACTACTTTAATACAGAAGATGCAAGTGTTATAGTAAGAACAATGTTATATATTAATGAGAATAGACCTGAAATTAAAAACATCGTTATAGACGATTAAGAAAAACCATAAAATATTTGGATTTCTCAATTTAATGTTGTATCTTTGCAGTAAAATTTATTTATATGAACTGCAAGAATATTTTAAGTAAAGAATTATATATTAAATTATATAATCAAGGATTAACAGATAAGGAAATTGCTAATCAAATTGGAATGAATTTATCTTACATTAGCAAATATCGTAAAAACAAGTTAAAACTTCCTCTTATAAAAGATATTATATCTTTAAATAAATTCCAAGAAGAAGTTTTAATAGGTACTATACTTGGAGATAGCTCAATAAGATTTGTTCATTCTAAAATGAAGAACAGTAATTTAACTTTTACACATACTCCTAAAAATAGAGAATATTTTTTATTAAAATACAATATTTTTAAAAATATAATATCCTCAATAGGAGAATATACTTGTAAAAGTAAGTTTGTTAAAGGTAATAAATTAGTAGCTACTGGTAAAGCTCTTGCTTGTATGAATATATATCAAAATATATTCTATAAAAACAAGATTAAAATAATACCAATAGAATATTTAAAGCATAATTTTACTAATATATCATTAGCTTTTTTATTTATGGATGATGGCAATAAAAATGGTAAAACTATAAATTTAAATATGCAATCATTTACTTTAGATGAACTTAATCAATTTGTTAATTTCTTGAAAGATAAATTTAATTTAGAGTTTAATATAAAAAAGGATAAAACATTATATCTAAAATATAAATCTAGAACTATTTTTTATAATTTAGTACAAGATTATATAATAGATAAGATGAAATACAAATTAGAAGGTATAAAGTTGTCTTTAAATTCCGTTAATTGTCTGGGAAACCCAGAGATGGGCAATCAGCAGCCAAGCTCTTATAGTGATATAGAGAAAGGTTCAACGACTAGTAGTGAATCTCAAAGAGATAATAATTCTACCATGAAAGCGGGACAATATATAATAGGGATCGACCCTTATTAATATTGAAGATATAGTCTGGACTATACAAATAATCTAAATGAAAGTATAGATGTTAAGAATAAAGAGTCTTAACGATAACAAATCGTTTCAGTATCTTATGGCATTTGAGTTTGTTGAAAAAGCTCTCAGAAAAGATTGGGAGAAATGGAATGAAATTGCTATGCATTGTATGCAAGTATTGAATACAGGTAGAAAATTACGTAGTGATATAAAAACCTTTATTCTTGCCCATTCCGAAGATGTAGAAGTTGGTTTTGGCAATGTTATTAAGAAAATTAAAACAGTTGGTAAAATGGTAGATGAAAAAGTTGAACTACCAGGTTTATTTACTGTATTGTTATTCACCAAAACAGTTTGGAATGATACAGCAAAGAAAGCTACATATCAATTTGTAACAAATCAAGATAATATATATCCTGCAAAAAGTCCATTTGGGATGTTTAAGGATATATATATTCCAAATGATCTTGGGTATGTAGCAGCTTGTATTGATGAGTATGAGAATAGTAGTAAATAATAATTAAAAAGTAAAGATTATGTCAGTAGATTTGAACAAAAGTGAAGAGTTTGTTAAAGAATTTAAAATCTTTAATGACGGAAAAGCAGGAGTTGTAGAAAATGTTAAAATCTCTATTGAAAAGAAAGCACCAGGATCAGATGATAAAAAGCCCGATTATAAGTTGGTGGCAACTGATTCAACTGGGGCAACAATTAACGAAGGATTTTATTATCAGGAACCAGATTCAGCAGGATTTACAAAATATCAGGCACAAAGGTTAATTATGTTAGCCAGAGCAGTATTAGGAGAAGAAATTAAATTTCCTATCTGGAATACTCCAACTGAAGTACTTGATGGAGTAATGAAAATGGTTGCACCTGCATTAAATAGACCGTTTAGAGTAGCAGCTTGTTACGGAACTACAAAAAATCCAAGTCAATATATAGGATTTAAAAATTTTGGTAGTTTTATTCAATCAATGGCAGAGGTGAATAAGTTATCTTTTACAAGTAGTGATAATATGGTAAAAGTTACACCTCCGCAAGCTACAGCATCTGAAACTCTTATTCCTAAATCAACTTCAGGTACACTTCCTAACGGAAATCCTGATAATCTTGATTGGATGAATGGTTAATATATAAAAAAATTCCACTTTTAATAGTGGAGCTTGTCCGTTTTGAACTTTGAATTAGGGGGGTATCGCTACATACCCCTCTTTTTATGCCCTTGTGCTGAAACTGGTAGACAGTACAGACTTAAAATCTGTTGGCCTATATGGTCGTGGAGGTTCAAATCCTCTCAGGGGCACTAATTTAAATAATGTATTATGAGTAGTTTAAAATATAATAGACGTAATATTTATGGTGATCCTATAGAACCTTTAGTTCCTATAAGGATTATTAGTGAAAAAACTATACAAAAGATACGAGAGTTTTTTTGTAGACATCGTTATAAGATAGAACATATTTTAGGTATGTCTGAGTTTGCGCATAAAAATACACAAAAACTTCCTACTATGGTGTATGATAAATCATTCACTAGATGTTATTGTTCTAAATGTGGAAAAATATTTGTCGAGGAAGAAGATTCCTTTAAATTTTAAATGTTATACAAAAGATTGTCCAACTTATAAAAAAGAGATAAAAATGGAACAGTTTATTTTTAATAAAGATTATTTAGAAAGAGATAAAATTATTTTTGGTAATAATCCTGTAGAATATTTAGGAGGATGTGCAAGATTTGATGAATTATCAGTAGATAAGCTACAAAAATTAATAGATAATAAGTTTGCTTGTCTTGATGATGCACAAAATAATTCTCCTACCATAAGAGAATTCCTAAAGTTTGGAAATAAATATCCAGATACTACATTTCATGGATATGTTATATCTCATGATAGAGACGACTATAGAGTAACTATAGAAAGATTAACGTTAAAAAGTAATATAACTCCTAAAACACTTACGGATTTTTCAAATTTATTTTATGAAGCAGATGATTTTATAGTAGATTCTAATGGAGTATTATATTGTTGGTATGATTAATAAATAAATTAAAAAAATGAAAAAAATTTATTTTTGTGCTACTGATGGTTCTTCTATGGTAGGAGGACAATTGCCTTATGCTACTAAAGAAGCTGAAGCAAATTGTAACAAAATGTTTGATATGTTACATGAATTGGGACTTGATCTTAATATGGCTCTTTGTTCAAGCAAAAAAGAAATGGATAATTTAGCTAAAAAATGGGATTTTGATGAATGAAGACAAATAATCTTACAATTTGTATTGATGCAATTGAAGAAGCTCTTGAACAAGATTTAATTGAAGCATTAAAATTAATAATAAATTACTAAATTATGAAAACAATGTTTTATCATGGAGCTACTACCGATAATCGAAGATTTACGATAGCGGGTACTCTTTCTGGTGAATCTTTAACTCTTAAGTTAGGGATAGCTATTTGTGGAACAAAGGAACTGTTTTGTAGTAGAAAAACAGGTAGAATT